TGCTGCAGAAGTCGCAGCCTGAACCTTGAATGAACGGAAAATGTAGCAGCCAACACCAGGTGTGTACTGTATCAACTGTGCAGCATACAAATGGTCAAAGCCTTTCTTGGGGTTTAAGATTGTTCCACCAAGGAGAACATTACCACGCATTTCTCCATTGGAATCTTTAACCCATACCCACTTTCCACCACGAACTTTGCGTGATGTTTCGTAGAAATAAGCCAAATTAGTTACCATGTTTTTAATTTTTTTGAAACGATTAATTTTAATTTTTAATTGTTATGCCTTTAATTGATTCAAGGAAGTCATCTTCACGCTGTTTGACTTGTTGTGGGGCAAGTGGCTTTATATCACCAATGCTATCCTTAAAGATTTCCTGAAAGCGTGACACCAATTTCTTTGCTTGTTCTTCACTTGATTCTTCGACATTGACATTGTAGTCAAGAGCATAGTTTTCAAAAGATTTATGCAAATCTTGCCTAATGTCCTTTTTTGCGAGAGAAAGAACTTCTTTCAATTTGTCTTTTGCCTTTTCTTCTTTCTTGAATGTTTCAAGTTCTTTTAGTTGTTGTTTCACATCGTCGGGCAATTCAAATTTGGGTTCTTCTTTTGATTGCTTCTTTTTCAAGTCGGCAATCACATCTTCCAACTCCTTTTTCTTCTCGTCAAATTCTTTTTGCTTATATGTAACACCCTTAGAAGTTGCGCTGAACGCTGTGTTCAAGTTGAAGTGCAAATCTTCCAACATTGTTTCATCGTCTGCTTTTGCTTCTGGGTACTTCTTCGCAAAGAACTCCGAGAATTTTTCCTTAAACTCGCTTGTCAAAGTTTCATTGTAACTTTTCTCATTACAATACTTGTTTGCTTCCTGCAAAACTTCTTCTTTTGTCATAGTTTTCTCCTATTTATAGTATTAAACAATTCAAAAATATTTGTCTTTTGAAACCTTACAAATGATTTTATAGTTATATGTGGTTATGTAATTGAAATAAACTATATATAATATATAATTCTTAATGTATTAAGAATAACTTTGTTTCAAAGAATAGTCATCACACAAAACAACAATGGCAAGAAAAAGAAGTGATATAGTGTTATCTCCTTTGGAAGAAGGCAATCAAAAGTTTGCCATTCGTTCCAATGCTGATATTGTGTGCATGACGGGAGGTACAGGCGGTGGAAAGAGTTATGCGCTCTACTATGCACCAATAGACTATCTTGCTACAAATGACAATGCAAAGATTGTCTGCTTTATGCGTAATGTGAGTGACTTCTGGGGTGCAGGAAAAGTGAATGATACTTTGAAAAAGATGTACCCGTTGATTGACCGCAGTGTTAAAAAACAACCACACGACCCAATAGGCGAGATTATAAGAAATCAAACCGATATGGGTATGAAATTGTATAATGGAAGCGAATTAAAATTCCAACAACTTGACAATGAAAGTCCAATAGTTATTGATAAGATAGCAAAGGGATTGCAAGCCAAGAAATTAATCTTTGATGAATGTAATAAATTCGAGTGGAGAACTATTACATCTTTTTTCCCTCGTCTTAGGTCCGATGCTAACGGAAAGGCTCAAATATTCCTTGCACAAAATCCTGAAAGAGAATGTTTCCTTCGTCGCCTTTGCGGAAAAGGTCCTCATGGTGGAGGTTGGATAAATGATGACGGAACGATAGACAAATCTATGGATGGTGTTGTTATGTATTTCAACATGCAGGATGGAGACATCGAGAAAACATATTGGGGTAAAACGAAAAGGGAAGTTTACGAAAAGTGCAAAGACCATATTGATTCTTTGTTGGCACAAGACCCTGATATGACCTATGAGGATTTCATTTTGTCAATGGTATTCTATACTTTCAGTGTAAGAGATAACAAGAAAATGTTATCCAAGAACAAGAGATATAGAGGATTGGCTGCAAATGCTGCTACGGCTGCATCGGCGTATGCTGAAAATTGGAATTATTCCATAACGGACGAAGAAAAAGATGCAGATGATTATGTCAATGTTCAGTTACATTCCAATGATGTTGAACAAATGTTTCGATATTGTGAAAAACCGACTGGGAGTGAATTGTTAAAAAAGTTCATGACCGTCGATATTGCAACAACTGGATTTGACAATCTCGTAATGAAATATTGGGAATTATGGTCACATTACGGTTTCTTGTGTAATGACATAGAATATTCAATGAAAAACACGAACAAGGATGCCATAATCATGATGACCGATTTTCGAGACCGTCATTATTTGGACGACAGACAAATGATTCTTGATGTGCAAGGGTTTACTTTCTTACGAGAATGTTTCCCTTATGCCATTTCTTTTGCAGGTGCATCGCAACCTTCAAGGCGTAGCAAAGAACAATATAAAACATTAAAAGATGAATCAGCACACCTTGCAATGGAAATGATACAAAGTGGTTTGATACACTATAATCCGATACTTGCGAACAAAAGATATGTTCATCAAAACATGGTGCGCAATGGTGCGACGACAATATTGAAGCACATGAAGTTTGAAAGTGTCATATTCCAATTCGACAAAACCCCTAATGGCAGAATAACATTCCTCGACAAAAAGACTCAGCATAAAATATTAAAAGGTATGTCGCCTGACCTTTTTGATAATGTCATCATGCTTTGTGGTGGCACATATCATGATTGCTATCGGATGTTAAGCGAAGATGCAGGCTTTATGAAAAAAAGAATGAACGCTAACGACATGCTTGCTTTTTTCACACCAAATAACGATGACGGTTTTGAGAGGAAGATAAACAAAGCAAAGAAAATTTACAACGCAAACAACATATTAAATATATTAAGTTCAATATAAAAAATGATAGAGCAGCATAATATCAAATGGTTTTTGTCAGAACCGACAAGGCTTTTGAAAATGAAGCCTTTTACAAGGGGAGGTCATATAGTTCCTCATGGATATGAACATGACGCTCCTATGCTAAACAATACTACTTTAGACACAGGGTTTGCTAACCTTGAATTGCAACCAGTGTCACAAGATACATTTATTATGGAATACAGACCTGATTTGCATCCCATAATATTGACGAAATCAATACCACATATAAAATTGACTTTCAATGGAGTTGAATTTCCTTCAAATATGATGGAAATAACCCATACGGCATCATTTCAAAAATTGATACATTCTGCTCATGTAAGAAACCTGACAGCAAACAATCTTGAATTTAATCTTTGCAATGGGAATCCCGACGATGGAGAAAGAAAAATCTTTGAAGATATAAAACAGGATTGGTTGTGGAGAGGTCTTGAATGGAATAAATACATGGCAATAAATACATGCAAGCAACTTGGAAATTGCGGTGTATTATTTTCATACGACAAATCACAAGAACGCTATTATGTAACAAACTATTCTTACGAAGATGGGTATCAAATCATACCAAACTATAATGAATATGGTGTTGAAATAGCACGTTCTTTGGCATATCAAATAGACAATAAAACGATAATAGACACCTATGATTCCAAAAACCATTATAGGTCAGTTCCGACTGCAACTGGATGGGAAACCAGTATAGAAAGACATGGTTTCCCCATTTGTCCGTTGTTAAGCAAAAGGGGCAAAGTGGCATGGGAATATGCTGAAAGTTCCATTGAAATGTGGGAACTTATGACAAACATTCATGCTATCGCTTTGAAAAGATTTGGTACATTTGCTCTTGTTCTTGTTGGAGAAATGGATGAAGCATCTTTCAAACGTGATTCTTCAACATTGATAATAAACCTTTCAAGTGACAATACAAATGGAAAGCAAGATGCAAAGACGCTTAATTTCCCTGAACCACAAACAATGGATGGTTATTTGAAAACATTGGAAGAAAAGATTTCTTTGTTTAGTTCAACATCATTTATAACACCAAAAGACATAACTACTTCAAATAGTGGTGGAAATGGTATCGCATTGGCTATGTCAAATGATTTTGCATTAGCGACACAAAGTGCGTTGGATTGGCAAAAGTTTATGAATGATATGGTAAAATTGCATCAAGCGGGACTTGACCTTGAAACTAACGGTGTGAACAAGTATTCAAAAATAAAGGTCGGTGCAAAGATTATTCCTTGGTCTTTGGAAACAAACAACACAAAGATAACCAACTTGACAATGGAAGCACCATATTTGTCAACTCAAACATTGTTGGAGAAATGTCCAGATGCTGCACCCGATGAAGCAAGGAGAGTTATTGCAGAGCGAGGTGCTTTGATTAGCCGTAATGACACGACCGTTGAACAAACGGCAGACAAAGCACACAACATTGCAGTAAATAGGAGCAATGAAATCCGAGATAATGAAGAAAAGATAACTTTAGAAGAAGTAACAGTTAATAGTTAAATCATTATGGGTGTAATGGAATTTATTTTAGGGCTTGCATCGTTATTGCTTGGCACGGGGTGGTTGTTTTCATATCACGCATATAAAAAGAGAACAAACGGAGAAGCAAACGTGGCAGAAGCAGAGGGATGGATAAAGCAACAAGAAGCATATCACAAATCCATTGAAGAATGGCGAAACACTTGCGAATTTATAAGGAAAGACAGGGATGAGTTGCGCAAAGAAAACGAACAGTTGCGCAAGGAAAATAAAGAATTAAGAAAGCGTATAGGCGAACTTGAAGATAAGATACTTGACATACAAAAAGGTCTTGCAAGGCAAGGTCGCAGGGTAGAGGCTCTTATAAACAAAGACAAGAAGAAATCCAAAAAAGAAGAACAATGAATTTGATGAAGATTTCACAGAAGGGCATTGATTTAATAAAAAAGTTTGAAGAATGCAAATTGTACGCATATAGAGATAGCGTAGGTGTCCCGACAATAGGTTACGGACATACAAAGAATGTCAAAATGGGTATGTCGATAACACATCAACAGGCAGAACAATTTTTTAACGAAGATATTGTTCAGATAGAAAAAGAATTAAATGGTTTGTGTATAAACTTTTCACAAAACCAATTTGATGCACTTTGTTCTTGGATATTCAATCTTGGAATAGGAAGATTCAACAATTCAACTCTAAGGGATTATATTGTTGCAAGGAGGAAAGATACGGACATCGCTGGGCAAATTGTGCGTTGGGTTTATGCAGGTGGCAAACCTTTGCTTGGATTAAAGAAAAGGAGGGTAGAGGAAGCAAACATGTTTGTAGGTTCTTCCATATATTATGTTAATAACATTGGAAACATTGTAAAGAAATGAAACAAACGACAACAAAACCAACATTATTGGCATATAGACCTGTCGGAAGTGGCAATAGATATAAACTTGTAACGGGAGTGTTAAAGGGATTGTCTATTGACCAAGAAGAAGCCGATGCCACTGAAATAGAATCTCAATTTTTAGATTCTCCTTTTGATATATTTTATTCTGGGAAACCCATCACCATGAACTTTGAACTTGTTAATTTTGATTTATCTGAATTACCCGAATTGTTTGGTGGAACGTATGAAGAAATATCTTCTAATGGAGATAAAGATGTTTATACAAGTGATGCGTATTCTTTTACAAGTGAAAATGAATGGAGATTAGAATTTCAAAGAGGTTGGGATGCAATAATTATTTATCGAGGATTGACAATAGGAACGATAAAAAAAGATAGCGATGGGGCGTTAAGTTTTAATGTATCTATTGTTTCTTTAGTACATACGAAAGAAGATGGCAGTGATTGCTTATATAA